TTTTTTTTTTTTTTTTTATAATTTTCTATTACATTAAATTTTATATATTTTTATTGATTTTTAATATGCGTTCCAATATATATTTTTAATTAAATCAAACAAAACGACCACATATAAATGAGACAAAAACAAGGGAGAAAAGTCAAAATCCACATAAAATAATCACATATATGCGTACCCTTCTATAGCGAGTACGCACATATTTTGCAAATGCAATGTTAATCAACATAAAAGCTTAAGATTGAATAACTCTAACTAAAGAAAATTTTAAAACATTAATAATAAAGAAAAATTAAGCTCTAGCTATAATAGAAGGGGAAATGGTTGTATAATCACCACTATAACTGATAGATCTAGGAAGATCTACTTCAATACCAGAAACATCTACGTATAAAGTACATACGAGGTTTGAATTGTCACTGATAGTGGAAGTTTCAGGAATAACGATAGTTAAATAACCATTGTCAGGAGAGTCTGAGGAGAAATCGATAGGAAGGAAGGGAGTTTTAGTACGCCAATCTAATTCGAGTTCAATAGCTGAACCAGGAGCACCGTTCATAGAATGACCGATATCACCGAGTATCGCTAGCATTTTGGAGGAATCTAAATCATCACTAAGGGAACTGTTATGATGAATAAGATGAATATTACCGTTAACTAATCTGTTTGAAGTAACAACTAATCTAATTTTAAGATTACCTCTATATTTACCGTATCTGCCAAAATGTTTCGAATTCCAAGGACCAAATAAACGAGCATTAACAGGAATACTAACTGCACCAGTAGTTGGAGCAATTGCTATAGTAGAAACATAACGAAAAGAGTTTTCAGTATGAGAAGCAGAAGCGGAGGATGGTAAATTACCAATAGGGGTTTCCATAGTCACTTTCATTTGTTGTTCAGCTTCGACGGGTGCTGATCTAATATCAAAGAGAGTGTCAGGAGTTAAACCGACAAAGTGGAAATATTCCATGTCGGCTGTGTTGTAAAAGGAGGAAATGAAAGGAGTAGTACCAATTGTACCACCTAGTACATCAATTTGAAGATAACAAGTAGCTTCGGCAGGATAAAGAGCAATGAGTTCTTTATCCCAATAAGGTTGGATGATCTTGGCTCCATCCTTTAAATCCCATTCTGTACCAGGTAGTTGAAGAGCATCAATAGTAGGTATAGCAGTAGAAGAAGTAGTTTGAGTTATTCTAACTAAAAGATTTGTCGAAGGATTAGAGGACGAAACAAACTTAATCTTAGGGTATCTATAATAAAACAGATGACGATCACGATCATAATAAGGAAAAAGAGTTGATGGAGAATTTAAATTTATAACAATTTGGGTGGAGACGTCTTCAATAGAATCTGAAGAAATAAAACCCCATTGATTATCAACTCTAGAAGTATGATCACCAATATATCCTAAAGTTGTAGTTGAAAAAGAAGAATTCCCATTATAATTATGCCCGAATTTATCCATTTCTTGAACAGCATAAACAGCTGCTTGAACTATACCCTGCCAATTAGTAAACTCTACAAGTCCAGAACCAACTGATGGATCAGAAGTTTCTGAAGTTTTAGTTATATTGGATACACAAGTAAGTACTGAGTTACCATTTACATCGATATTACTATCTAAAGAACTATCAACAACACTTCCAATAAAAATTAATTGATCATTATTTTGCCTTTCTATAACTTGATTATTAGTAGCGAAATTTGATAGGGGAAAGGTATTAACTACAATAGCATCATTATCATCAATACTAAAAGGATCGTTTGAAATACACACAAAGGATAAAGTACCAGACATTCTATAATTTAAATCACCTTTAACAATACGTTGTCCAATAACAGCACTAGAGGAGGAATAAATAACGCCTTCATCATCTTGCAAAAACTCTAAAATACCGCCAGAATTAACTGACGTTATAGCAATTTGGGGATTACCTGTTACAGGCAATGTTTGTTCTTCAGCATCCGCAACAATAGTTCTTTGCAAGAAATAAATTGGGCTAGGATCAACAGGAGTTGGATCTTCAGAATTTATTACTTTTGGAAGATATAAATTCATATTTAAAGGGGCACAATAGACATCAATAGGGAGGGGTTCAGGCAAACCTTCTTCAGTAACTAATTCAGTTCTAGATGTTATAATTAATTGACCTAAGGAAGCTGTTTCAATAGGATCCATATAGTTTATCGAGGACCATGGGGTAACTACATAGATTTCATTATTCTCAGAAGGATTCCATTCAAAACCTGCTAAATCGTTGTCAGAAACAACGGATAGAGGTGTTCCGTTAATCGTAGGATTAAATGAAACCCAAAATCTTTGGGATTGAAATAAAGGGGGTTTTGAAACAATTTTCCACACAACATTAGAATGATAATAAGTAAAAAGCTCAGAAAAATAAGCTATTCTTTCACTAAATGTAGGAGTATAAATTATGCCATCGGTTATAGAATCAATAGAGGCAGGCAACCATCTATTAACATAATCAGGGAGGGATATACCGGGAAGATAATCAGGTTTTATGGTTATAGTACCATTAACAACAGACAAATCAATTGCCTCTACTTCACCAGATGGTGAAGGTACAGAAGTTACAGTATGGGAGGAATTAACTCCAACAATTTCACGAGTTGAATCAATAGCTTGATCATGTTGTTCCGTTTGTACACCGTCAATAATTTCTTCTGAAGATACAGAAATGACAGGAGTAGGAGCTGAAATATTATCAGGGAGGGATGTTTCTTGAGCAGGAGGACCAGCACCAGCTGATTCGTCCATCTGCTGAACTGCAAAGGGATCATAATTTTTATTTTTCCAAATTACATAACCAGCATCACCAGAAGTATACTCGTCAAGAAAACGAGATTCAGAATCGATTATTACTACTTTAAAAAGAAGTTCACCTCCTGAACTTACATCATATATGGTACGACGTGCACCATCACAACATCCACATGGGTTTCCATCTTCCCATTCATTATGAATTTTAAGATTACAGAATATATTTTCTACAATAACTTTCTGGTAAATAGTGGTTACTTCATCTAGATGTTTTTGCGAATCGTCAGATAACATTAATTCTTTATCACTATAGTAAACTACATTTTCCGCTAAAACTTTCATTAATTCTTCAAGATCATCAGTTAATCTACGCATAGCATGAGCATGGATAGGATTGTCAATTTCTTGAGTAGAAGGAATAGAATTTTGAATAATAGGTCTACATGTTACTTTCTTTCTTGAATTTACACTAGTTTTAACATTATTTATAAAATCATAAAATGTTAAATGAATATAAGGAGAATAATTTAGAATAGTCAGTTGGCTTTTATCTTCAAGGTATTTTAAATCAAGTTCTTTAAATAAGCCCATAACTTTATGATATTCATTAGGTTTAACTTTATAATTACTACATAAATCAACGCCATAATATGGCATATTCTTTACTTCAACAGGAGTTTCAATGCTAGTAATTGTACTAAAAAGAGAATCAAAACGAATTAAGTATTTTCCTTCAGGTAAAATATATCTGGAGAAAGAAGATCTATCAGCATAATGAATTTCAGCAGGAGCAATAATATAACAATCGCGAGTATAATACTCACCTTTAAGATAAGCAACATAATAAGGGGATTCATTTAATCTAACAAGAAATTTTTCTAAGGAAACTAAATTCATGTCTTTACAAGTTGGCATTAATTCAATTTTATAAGGAGGTAAAATTTCCTCTTCTAAAGGGCAGGGAGTACCGCTATAATGGCGGTATTTACATTCCTTATGGAAAGGGGGAAGAAATACGAGTTGTCCAAGTTCATTAGTCTTAAGAAGTTCCGAGTCAACAAACAGAGAATCTCCATCTGTATAGGTAGGGAAGTTAAATTCCTTTTCGATTTCGCACATAGTGCCTGAAGATATTTCTACGTAATCACGAGACATATTTTTATTTAATCACTAGTCAAAACAGGCTGTGATATCAGTCCGAGTCGCTTAAGAAGGCGTGCTCGGTCTTCGTGGTAAAAGAAGAAGGGATTCTCCACATAATTGCGAAGATATGGTGAGCGTTCTACTGCCTGTTTTATAGCCGAGGTGAATGTTGTATAATATTCACGCGGATGAGTAGCTGCTTCTAGGAGAGCTTCATCTAATTGGACCATAATGGTAAGCTTATCATCAGACTGAATGTTGGTGTAGTTAAACTGTTGTTCAATGGATTCAGTCTTCAATGGAGCTAGATACACGCCACCGGTTAGTTTTAAAAACGAACGTTGTAAAAATTTAATTTGATCTAGTGGTTTCATGTCGCTAGTAGTGCCATCTTTTTCTATATTAGTATATTCTTGGCCTAATTCATACATGATTGGAGCTACTGCATTAAAAGTAAATTTTGAAAGAGGAGATTTTGAAAAGATTACATCATCTCCAAACACAAATATGGAGACTTCATTCTGAAAAACTCTTAAGGAGGAAGTTTCTGTGATACGCATAAAGCAATACCAATGGTACATAAAGTTTACAAGACAATTGATAACAGTTGTATAGGGATTCCCAGAAGGGTTTCCATGTCTTGTCAAATGCACCATATTATAAGTTAGATGGAAAGTTTCCACCATTTCTTCCCAGAGAGTTTCAATAACTGCTCTAATTTCGTCATCTTCGGGATCAATTATACCTAGAACAATCTTTCCAGCGGCTCTCATGAAATCGGCACGTAATCTGCCGTCAAACTGACCATAATCAGCATCATTCATTTCTAATCCACTAGCTTGTAATGCGTAGACTAGCTGAGACCATTCAGCAGAGCAAGGATCAATACCTACTGCGTGAGGTAATTTAATCCTGCATTTTTGCCACTGGTTTTTGAAAGGTTCTAGATATTTTCTCATCAGAAAAACAGTCTCAAAAGGAGCTGTTACAAATAATCTAGTCTTGCCTATGGCTACTTTATCTTTGTCTCTAGTTTCATCTTTGAGACAATTTTTCCACAGGGAGAGTGTTCGTACTCTTTTTTTGGCAAGCTCTTCTTTTCGATTTATAGATTCCACTAGAACACGTCCGTGTTCTTCATTGAGATTGAAATTATATCTCTTTTGATCGCATTCACCACGCGTCACAGTAAGATAAGCTCCCTTCTTCTTTCCGGCAGTTTTGCCAACTCGAGTCCAGGGTTCTCCGGAGGAAGTTCTCATGTCTAAAGATTTAGATTGAGGATCCAGCATTAAACCTGAAAGGGCATCTTCATCAGAAAGAGGGGTGTAATCACAATTACCCATAACGTGTTTCATTTGATCAATCATTTGAGGAATCATTATGTCTAATTTTTCTTTTACATCATCCACAACTGTAGGGAAGTCTTCGTACTTCTTTAGTTGGGTAAGGATCATATCAGGATAACCGTTTGCATCTTTAGCTAGGCTGGAAGGATCGGAAACCTGATCAATTGATAAAGCAGAAGGAACTTTAGTTACAGGGAACGTTCCATAAAAAGGATGCTTTATCAAATTGGTTGTCTTTGCCGGGAAAGCATTGTAGGAAGTCTGTCCTACATACTCAATTTCTTTAACAGATGGAATTCTAGGTTTTTCTAATTTCAATGGACACAAATTCATATCATCAACAACAGGGAAAGTTGTATCAATTTGAAGCTCGGCATCTCCATCAAAATCGATGGTCATCTCTTCTACTGCATCTTCGTACACAGTTTTCTCAGGAACGTATCCAAGAGCGAAGAGACGCTCTTTAGTGACTAGAGTGGAATAAGCATTCCACTTGGAGCCTAGAATATGGAGTCCAATCCATTTGTGTTTTAAAGTCGGGGAACATAAAATAGTTGGAGCTCCGCAATCACCACTAACTGTGGGAATAGAAGAAGCAGTCACTCCATTTACAGCTAAAATTTCATCAAACTTACCTGCAGCAAATTCTTTGTTATACTGCAATGCTACATTTCCAACCCAACCATATTCATCGCTGGGCAGGAATGTCATACTTACACTATGACCACTTACATGACGAATTAGTTCCTCTCTATTAGGAACATACTTAAAAGGAGCAGAAGCATAACATAAACTAGGATTATTAAATTTCCATAAGGAAAGATCCCAGTCAGGTCTAGTACTAACTAATTCTAATTCTACCCACGTTGTGTTGTGCAACAAGGCTTTACATGAAGGACCGATATGAGAAGGGGTTAAAACCCATTGTCCATGAACTATTCCATGTAATTTTCCTTTGCTATTTCGCACTGGGACAATATGATTTACCATTTTCTTAACTACATCTTTTGCACCACGATCAACGGACATTTGAGGACGAGGTTGCTGAGTAGCACGAATAAGATTAAACAAGAAAGTTAAACTAATAGGTTTATCCATAATCTTAACTACTATAGGACATTTTTCATTGAGTTGTTCCCAATAGGCATACACACACGAATTATCTTGGGGAAATTCATAATATAATAAAATAGGGACATCAAAATATCCAGCTGTTCTGGATAATAACTGAGGAGTTGGGATGGAATGATTATCAAAAGCAACAATATGTTTCCGATTAATTAATTTTAAACATTCCAATTCACACTGAGTTTTAGTGATTGTTTTGCTATTTGTTAATATAACCAAGCCACTACAATGATCACTTTGGAGTTGAGGTTCAGGTGTATTAGAATAAATGGGTGTTTCAAATTGATCTATTTGGGAAACAGCTTCGTTATCTAAAGTTTCAGTTAGGGGCATCAAATGAGATACAAGCTTCTGTATAGCTTTAGATCTTGGGGACAATTGATTCTTTTCACTAAGAGTCATTTCAGAGAAAGTCTGAATACTATGTTTTGGACGGAAAATACAATCCCATCCAAAAGAATTATCGCCTCTAGGAGCAACAATCTCACCTTTAGTTTCACCAATAAATAAGTGAACTTTGTCATTTTCATTTGAGCAATAAGCATATATACAAGTTGCAACTGCTCTAGTGTCTTTACCTTCTAAACTATTGTAAAGACCTTGAACGCCTAATGCGCCCATAACTGACTTAATATAAGGACCGGGATAACAGTTAGGTTCGTGAGCTCTAAAAGCTAAACTCACATCTTCAATGATAACTGGACCTTTTACATGTCGAGCAGCCTCTTTACATTTTGCAACGCAAATTTCTTCGGGAGATCCCTGAATTTCAGTTAATTCTACACTAAAACGATGAACAGGAATAGGACAATTATACAAAGATTTAAATTCTTCATACTTCTTAGAATTACTAGTAACTAATGTAATTTCCTTAACACGGGCAATTCTGCCTTCTCTCACAACTTTCTTACGTCTGGTAGAAGTTGAGGAATCACCTTCTTTAACTACACGTTTTCTTCTTGTTGAAGTAGAAGAATCACCTTCTTGAAACATAAAATTATCACGCAACCATTCATTATATTTGGTTTGCGCGGGACTTAAT